GCTGGCCATTTGCCTTGGTGGGCAGACAGGGCTGGCAGAAGTATTTGATGAGCTCCTTGCCCTCGGTGAGCTTCTGTTTCTCCAGACCGAGAACGGCACCGACACCCTCCAAGGAAAGCGGCAGGCCCATCGTAGCCGCCCAGACCATAGAGCAATGCCAGCTCTCCGGGTCAAGATATTCACCGGTGGGATAACCGAGATACCGGGAGAGGTATACCCGCTCGAAGGCCGCATTGAAGGCCCACTTGCTGACGGAATCGTCCTCCAGCGCAGCCAGCACTTCCTTAGGGATATGCTCCCCACAGGCAAGGTCGACCACCTGCACCGGCCCGGAGTCAATGCTGTAGCCAAAGAGCAGGATTTCAAAATTGGGAGACTCACAGTAACGATAAACTCCGGTCTTCTGGAGCGGGATGTCACTGTAGGTCTCAATATCGATACTGAGTGTTTTCATAGGCACATCCTTTCGGAGCAGTGGAATATGGGTGGTGGGATTGCTCCCACCACCCGCTGGATGAGGATTACGATTTGTCGAGCTCCCTCATACGAGCCTCGTGATATTCCACCTCGCGCAGGGCACGCTCCTTCTCAAGCTGCTGGCGTTCGGCCTCCCAAGCTGCGTTGCGCTTTTCACGCTTGCGGTCATCGATAGTGTCGATGATAGACCGGACAATCCAGAACACTGCCAAGAGCAGATAGAGGGAGAGCAGAAGAATGCAGAGAATGGTCGTAGCGTTCATCGTGGTCACCTCCATCAGTCAAGGAAATCGTCATCTTCGTCGGTGGCGAAGTCAGACTCGGCGCTGGCCTTGCCGCCCAGAGGCTCACCGTCACGAATTTTCTGCAGATTGTTCAGGCCGCAGGCGATGCCGCGATTGCCGGAGCTGTTGAACGCGTAAAACGTGATGCTGGCGCGACCGTACACACCGGAGTAGACCTCAGAGCGGGTCAGGATGGGATTGCGGTCGGCATCCACGATACCGGGAGCACTGGTGGCGTTGGCGTTGACGAAGTAGGCACCGGCATAGGCGGGGTCATCCGGACGCTCGGTGTCGCCGTCGCGCAGCGGGGTCTTGATGACGCTGAGGGCCGGGACAGACTTGCCGTTGCCCTTGAGCTTGGCCTCGCCCTCACGGTAGGCCACTTCGATGGCCGCCTGAATCTTGGAGACGGTCTTGGTGTCGGACTTCGGGATGATGAAGCTGACCGAGTATTTCGGAGCGCCTCCGTTGATGCTCTTGGGCTCCCAGACGTTGGCGTAAGACCAGCGGGTGTTGGGGCCGGTGATGACCTTCATGGGATTGGTAAATTTGGTGTTCTTATTCATCGATGTTTTCCTCCATAAAATCATTTTTTGCTGTGTTCATAGCCGGACGCTTATCGCTTTCCGGTACGAGCGTGGGTTTTCCCTGTGGCTTTTCAATGTAGCCCGTCAGGAGTTCGTCAAAGCGAGCCTTGCCAAGCAACTTTTGCATCGCGGTGATGCCCAGCAGCTTCCGCTCATACGGGTCAAAGCCCGCACCGCTGACCGTCTGAATAACGGCAGCCTCGTTGGTATATCTGCGATTGGAGCGACCTTCGACCAGTTTCCAGCCTTGCCATTCCTTTCCACTGACCGCTTGCTGGAGTGCGTACTCCTTGATATCGGAGGCCCACGATACCAGCGCATCCACGCGGGACAGAATGTCCTCGTCCGTGAGGAGTGGTGGCAACTTGAAATCGTAGCGGGCCAGCTCCAGATTGGCCTTGGCGCGGGCGCGGCACTCATTCTTGGCCGTGCAGAATCCGCACCACTCACCGCAGAGGAATTTGCCGTCACCGGCGAAGGCCAGCTCTGCCGTAGGTTTCAAAACCTCGTCCGCCCAGCGGTACAGGTCATCCTTGGAAATCTCAAACGTGCTGATGTTCTGGCGTCTGGGCTGATAGATGGTCATGCTGACGGTGTCGATGTCGTAGATGCCGTCGAACAGCTCCAAAGCACCGAGCCCGTAACATTTCATTTGAGAATTTTCCACTGCGGAGACAAGTATCCCAAGCCCGTGTTTGTAATCAATCACGTGCATAGTGCCGTCCGCGATAAGGATGGCGTCGGAAGTGCCGAAGCCCTGTTCCACCCAGCGAGAGAAATCCACCCGCTGCTCGATGAGCACGACCGGGTCTGAACAGGTCTCTTTGGCTGCCTCCACCAGTTCAAGGATGTAGGCGGCATAGCCGCTGGCACACTCGTCCATTTCCTGATTGAACCAGGTCAGGTTCTCTGTGGGGTCGACGGCCTCCATGCCCAGCGCCTTCCGGAGCTTATACTCACAGAGCGTGTGGGCATCGGTGCCCTCGGCGGCATAATCGGAGCCCTTGTCCTCGTAGAGCTCACACAGCCTCGCGGATGGTGGGCAGTGGAGCCAGCGGTCTGACGCGGACGCAGAGAGAAGCGCGTGTCCATTAGGTGGCATCGGCAAGTCCCTCCACATCCTTGAGCAGGGCCTCATAGTGCTGCGGGTCGACCAGCGAGAGCTTTTCGGCACCGTACTTCCGGAGGAGCTCCCGGATTGCCGCCGTGTGACCGGCGCGGGATTTCTCCGCCAACACCGCCCGTACCTGCTCCAGCGTGGGCGCGGGCTTGGGCTCCGGCTCCCTGGGCGCGGGGCTGCTGAACTGACGAGTCAGCCAGTTGGCTACATCATCAATAGCGGCAGCCGCATCGTGCAGTTCTTGGATGGCCATAGCCATATCCGCCAGTTTTGACATTGTGATTTCCTCCTTCCTTGGTTTGCCTCTGGTTGTCGAGGGCAGCGAGCTTTTGCGCCAGACGTGCGGAGACGCGGGAGATAGCCTTGAGCACCTGAATCTCCTCGGCTGCGAGGCTGCTGTTCCTGTAGTTGTTGTCGTACACAGTTTTCACCTCCCTGAAGGCTGGTGTCGTTTGTCGCCTTCCAGCTCCCACTGAAGGTGAGGAGCCGTTTTGAGCGGAGAATTTTTCAAAAACGCAAAAAAGGCCCTCCGGCCACCGGGAGAACCGATGGTCAGAGGGCCGGGAGTGCTGGGGATTAGCATCCACGGATGCGCCGGAGCTCCGTCCGATACTTCTTCATCTGGTCGGCGAAGGTGCGCTGGGGGCGACCGAGGGCCTTGGCAATGGCGCGGTCGGAGACGTTGTCGTCGTCCATCCACATGGCGATGATGGTGTCCGCATCGGGGTCAAGCTCCCGGAGACGGGCGAAGAGGCGGTCAAGCAGGTCGCGGTCTGCAATGATGCTCTCAATGGCCGGAGCCTCAGACGGAACCATGTCCATCAGGGTATCCTCGCCATCCTCACCGATGGGAACGTCCAGAGAAGCCAGGTCGCCGGAACGATGGTACTCACAAATGAGGCAGTCGCCGTCACAGGCCCAGACCTTGCTCTGCGGGCAGACGCAGCGTCCATGAGCCTGCTCCTTCATCCGGATACGGGCTGCCTCGCCGTAGTAGGCGTCGCGGACTTCCTTGCTGACCGGAATCTTCTCACCGGTGGCGCGGTCATAGATAAAGGGTTGATCCTGATTGTCGTACTTTGCCATAAGATTTTCTCCTTTCGGCGGTGAAGCCGAAGCGGAGATAACCTGTATGGCTGCCAGTTCTTCTGTACATAGATGGTCACCTCATGCGGATTCCTCCGCTTCGTTTCGGTGACCAGCCGTTCGCAAGCTGGCACTCTATATAAACTTTCTCCCGTCCACCGACTGCGAACACACCTCGTGGCCACGAAGAAGGTGAGTCGGTTTTCGGGAAAGTAGTTTTACGCCTTGCTTAGGGCGGCTTTGTAGCCTTTAGTCGTTGGCGATTTGCTCTAAGTCGCTGAACACCTCGCCGTAGTAGCAAGGAGATAAATCCTCCAAGCTATGAGCGTCGTAGCGGCAGAACACGGAATCCACCACTTTTTGGCCATACTCGGCTGCCACTTTTGCTGCGGCATTCTCGATGTTGATGACCCAATCACGGTTTGAAAGCATTGCTTTTCACCTGCCTTTCCAAAAAGAAAAACTGTACTCTGCGCTTGAGCAATTACAGAGTACAGCTTTTCAAACTTGGATTACATGATTGAGACTTGGACGGACTTGGAAGATTGAAGTCTCTTGTCAGGACGCCTTGGTGGAACAAAAATACGGATTAGACCGGAAATGATAAATCTTCGCAAACTCAAACTTCATATTGCAAAAAGCAAAGTTTTGTGATATAATACTTCAGTATCAGCAGTACGGCACTACGGTACCCAAGGAGGTGCAAGGATGTTCAGCTATAATAAATTGTGGAAAATGCTTATCGACAGGAACATGATGAAAAAAGACCTTATGGCAGAGACAAATATAACCTCCTCTACAATGGCCAAAATGGGAAAGGGCTTACCTGTGAACATGGAAATACTGGGGCGGATATGTGAAGCGCTGGATTGCGATATCGGCGACATAGTCAACTATGTAAAAGAGTAATTGTTCCGATTTGTGAAAGGAGGCGTTTGAGATGGCAGGGCACCTTTGTTTTGGGTCATTCCTTAAAATACTCACTTTGTGCTCTCCCAGAAGCACGACGCAAAAATTCCTCTGTGGAACAATGTTTTTAGCCGTCAATTCCATGTATGACATCCGGGAAGATGACGGTACCGTAGGCCACTTGGTCAACTGCTCAAATAATATTTCACCGGCGATTACAGATGAGATTTCTCCGGAGCACGCGCCGTCCGTTCTGGCCTGTTTC